GTGCAGCCAATTGCACTCAGCTCGGTCGGCTTGTCACCCATGCGGCGCTGAAGGTCCAGGTCCGCGAACGGAATGACGTCGGTGTCGTAGTTGTTCGCCGGGTTGTCGTAGCTGACCAGAGCCCGGGTGTAGCGGGTCTTCGCCGAGGCGCTCCCATACGAGAACTTCCCGTCGATGACGTTGGCCCGGGTGAAGACGTAATCGAAGTCCTGCGCGCGCGGCATGTCCGCTTGCATCACCAGCTGGCCCTGAGCCCAGTAGGTCATCCCGCGGTAAATGCCGGCGATGTCGCGCAACAGCGACCAGGCATCGGCCTTGCCCTGCAGGTTCATGTCGCAGAGGAACCGCGGCTCTACGCCGCCAAGGCCATTCGGCACCAGCTGGTCAGCGTATTGCGCAATCCGATAGAGCTCCCACTTGTCGACCATGAACGACTTAATGCGCTTGCCCAGGCCGAAACGGTCTTCAGTGCAAATGCCGTACGTGATCCAGGCCGGGTTGTTGGTCCAGGCCTGCTTCATGGAACCATCCCAAGTCCCGGTATAGGTCCGGGCGATCGGGTCGTAGTTGCTCGGAACCTGCCATCTACGGGCTCGGCACTTCACGGTAACAGCCGGAATGTTGGTGAACTGCTCCGCATCAAACTCGATGTAGAGCAGCGCTGTGTTCGGATAGCGAAGCTTTGCGTCGATCACCTCGGTGTAACCGGCGATCAACATGCTGTCGGCGATCTTGTTGCTGTTCTGGTTCGGCGTCAGGCGGCGGACACGTATCTGCCAGCCTGTGGTGGCGTCCGGCAAGTTGATTCGGGGTGAGCGTTCGTAACGAGTGGTGGTCTTGCCGTCTACGGCGTCGACCAGCACCTGCTGATAGGCGCCGCCGTCAGTGGCCACGTCAATGGCGTAGTCGATTCGGTAGCCGCCAATGTTGCCTTCATCGTCCTGCTGCTGAAGCGCAGGCCAGGCCAGGCGCACGCGCACGGCAGACAGCTGGATGTTGCTGATCGAGCGCACCCAGGGTGCATCGCTGCGCAGTTCCACGTTGAGCGAGGTTTCGTTCTCGACCGACGGAATGCCAGGGATATAAGTCTGATCCACCGAGCCGGGGCGCCAGTCCCACTTCACATTGGGGAAGTTGTAGTTGCCGCTCGCGTCCCGGATCGGGGTGTTGTCGAGGAAAATGTCGTAATCGGTTGGGACTTCGTCGAACTCACCCTCGCCCACGGCGATCAGTAGCTTGGCCAAGTTGGTCGAGCGCAGGCTATCGCTGGCCTCGGTCGGCGACTTCGGCTTGCTTTCCCCACCCTTCGCGCCGTGGATATCGATCATCTGTGCTGCGCCCATGCTTTCCTCCAGGCGAAAAAAACCGCCTCATGGGCGGCCTGCTTGCTGCGTGCGGATTACGCTTTGTCTTGCGCGTAGATCGATGCGGAAATGATCATGCCGCCCCACCGGCGTTCGCCGATGCAGATTGGTACCGGGTTGCCGCTGGCTGTGGTGTTCTTGGCACTGCCGAAGGCGTAGGACGGCGAGTTCTCAGGGGGTGCGCTTTGCTTCAGGCCGGAGGCCTGCGGGCTGAGCATTTGAATGACGCCGCCGGCGACCAAGCCAATGCCAGCGCCGATCAGTGGGGCACCAAACGGGGTAGTCGAAAGAAACGTACCGGCAATGATCAAAACCGCTCCGACAATTGTCTGAATTAACCCGGCTTTCTTGCTTCCGTGGATGACCGGAACAATCCGAATATCGGTAGCGCCGCCCAAGCCAAATTCCGCCTCGCCAACGTTCTTGCGGTTACGAAATACCGCGAAGCGCATGCCTAGCCGATCAAGGCGCTGTATTTCTTCCTTGAATCCTTCAAGTGTTGCCTTCAGTGCTCTGAATGCCTCCCACGTCTGGCCGGAATCCAAAACCCGCCGATGGACCCTGCCAAATTTGGACGCAAGAGACCCGGACAGCTTGATCGTAGTCATGGCCTGAGAGTGAGCAGCGGTGGAATGCATGTCTTTCTCCGGACATAAAAAAACCGCCCGAAGGCGGCTGATTGAATTTCACTTACTGATAATCAACATACGGCCCAATGAAAAAGCCGCTTATGTCTCCGCTGATTCGGTAGAGGCTTTCTTTGCCGCTTTGCACATTGGCAGAGATCGTTCGGATAGCTGCCCCGCCACACAAGCCAGAACCAGCAAGACCTGCTCCGATGCTTGGCGATCCGGGCGGCAGATAGAGCGAAGCGCGCTGACCTGTTCCGATCTTCGCGGCTTTCCGGCCGTCAACATACACGACGATATCGCAGCCAGATCCAACCATCCCCGAATCCCGGACAACGGTTACCTTGCCGCTTTCACCTGCAGGCTTAGTCTGAAACGCGTACAGCTCGTCGCGCGGTACCGGCGCTGCTTGGTTAACGGGAATTGCGGAGGATGCACACCCCGTCAACAACGCAACAGCCAACGCCCCTACGAATAATTTCATGCAGGTCACTCCTGTGGAAAGGTTGCAAGATATCATCGGGATGACAGAAACGAAAAAACCAGCTGGTTGGCTGGGCTTAAACCACACACAAGGACGGATGCGAAGTCCGCAGCAAACACATGAAAGCCATTGATGAAATAGCGGGTAAGGCATTTAACATTCCAACGCATTATGTAGTGGCAGCTTATCTGCTCGTTACAATCGTTCTTGCATTCGGGATCGGAATTAGCTTTTGGTTACGTGATTGGATGTGGCTGGCGAGGTTCGGTGCGTTTCTTGTTTGCCTGGCGATGATGTTCGAAGTGACTGGTATTCTTGAGAAATACCTCAACAAAGTAATGAGTATTGTCGAGGGGGTCACAGTCGAAGTCGTGTTAATGCAGGTTAAAAGACTTCCTCATTTATACGGTATAAATTCCCAAACAAGCGATCAGCAGATCAACGAAATATCAGAAAAGGAACATAAGCGTCGCTTAATATTGGCGAACGACTTAATTCGCAGCACCATTTCAAGAAAAATTCAAAGGCATGAATTTTTCGTTGCGCTGGTGGGAACACTGCTTTGGGCGTTCGCTGACCTATTGAACAAATTATAGGAAACCATCAAATGCAAAAAGCCCAGCGCGGGGCTGGGCTCATCGCGGTGCTAACACATCGTCAGTCGTCGAAATCATCTTCATCATCGAGGACTTCTTCGTCCTCGTCGCCGACGTAGCCTTTCTTAAAGTCTTCCCAGTCTTCATCACCAAGATCGTGAAAGCGCTCGAAGAGACTGATGCCAACGCCAGACTTTGCGGCAATCTCGCCAATAAGGTGATAGCGGAAATCAGGTGGCGCACTAACGAATTCGGACTCCCCGAAGCCTAGTACGTACCCAGCTCGGTATTCACCAGAGTGCGGACTCAGCTCAAAGGCGTCGATGTCCCTGCCAGATCCCCCTTCTTCGAAGCCCTTGCTATACCCATTTTTGAATTCAGTACTCATCACCTTCCCCCACTGGACACAGACCTCATCGATATTGCGGCGTTACTTCGAATATCAAGTGGCCAGCAAAAACATTCTTGCCCTGTCCAAGCATCCAGCGTGGATGGAACGCCAGTAACGCCTATCTACCCTCCGTAGTAGCCTCCTGCCTCCACGCAATGGATTTCCCAGTCTTTTGCCTGCAAGCCCAAGGACTGGGATTGCGCCAATCTCGGCGCGTTAATGACCTGGAGGTCACATGGAACAGCTATCCCCTTTCGAACAAGGTGTGCTGATGGCGCTTGTCTCGATGTCTGCGACCATTCGAGCAACGCCCGGCTTTGATGGCGACGCGCTCACTAAAGCCGCTCAATACTTCACAGACAATCCCGCGAAGGGCTGTGAAACTGGCGCTGCTAAAACAGCTTACGAATGGCCGCTAAACCTTTTGAAAACAGACTTGGCACAGCTTCAGCAAATGCTTCACGCTGATAAAACCCGCAACTAATTTCAATAGTGCCGCTCTTTGAAAGCCGCCAGATAGGCTCACGACTGGCGGTTTTCGCTGCTGACTCAATCATATTTTCCATGTTGGCCTACCTCGCGGACTTACCGCATCATGTGGTTGGTTGTGCATCTTTGTGCCTGAGGATCAGGCGTGTTCGGTCCAGCCAAGGACCGCCGAAGACGATGATCTCGCTCGGACGCCCGTATAGGTGGTGCAATAGGAAAGGCCCGGGGCCGAAAGTCGCAGCATCCTCGCCAGGCAGATCGGGATTGGCACCGAGAAAGATACCGGCATGGTTCGGGTAAACCGTCCGCCCCACTTCCATTACGATCATGTCGCCACGTTGCGGTTGGTCGACCTTATAGAAGCCGGCCGCCTCGTAGTTCGCTTCGTACAGGCTGGTGTTGTCGGTGCTTTCCCACCAACCATCCGCGCGCTTGAAGGCCTCAAACTCCACCCCCCACTCGCGCTTGTACCAATCGGCACAAACCTGCCAGCAGTCCCAGGCGCCATGCACGAATGGCCGCTTCAGCAGCGGCACTTCACCGGTAGGCATGACCGTGCGCAGATCGCCCTCGGGCCAACTTAGGATGTGCCAGGGCAAGGCCGTGGCCTCGCACATGGCCAAGTCTCGCGGCGACGGCCTGCTGGTGGCGTCCGGGTGCGAATGAACAATACCAATCACCTCGCCCATGTCTTCCGCCGCAGCGTATTCCTCCGGATCGATCCGAAACTCTTCGTTCGGCTCGATCGAGATGTTCCGGCACGGGTAATACTGCTGCTTGCGGCCAATGCCCAGCAGCACACCGCAACACTCTTTCGGGTACTCGGCGGCTGCGTGAGCCTGGATCGCGTTCAAAATGTGCTTACGCATGGTCAGCTCCGGGCGATCAGTGAAACAGCAGGGAATCCACCAAACGGCAGTAGGTTGCCCTCGCCGAAGCGCGGAATGCAGCCCCGACCCAGCGTGGCGTCGCACTCATCCAGTTCTGGATTATCAGTAACAACCCCGTCCTTCGTGACGTACGGCCCGGTGTAGCCGCAGCTCGGGCCACGGTAGCCGCCGGTGAGGCACCAG